TGCGGTGTGAGCCCTTAAAGGCACACCGATCATTGCCCCATATGCGGCCGTAGCAGGAGCAATGTTCATCCACTCCTTGCCTTCTGTGCTGCTCCAGGTTATTCGTGTCGGCTGACCTATGACAATTGTTGCGTTGATATACACCGACAGATACTGCTTACCTTCCTTCCTGAGAACAATCCCAGCGGCAGCAGGATCTGAGTCGAGAGACAGCGCATATCTATTTGCGGCAGCCTTCTGAAACCTGAGATTCAGGGGTTCTTGTCCCATAATTACTCCTCCTTAGGTTAAGTTCTAAAGTTAGCCGTGAGGCTTAACCCAAGAGGCGAGCGCCCATTTCGGGGTAGATGGTCTTCCAACCATACAGCGAATCGAGGCGAATGACTTCTTTGTCATATGTGATGTCATAATCCTTGATGACACGGATGTTCGCGCCGTTGAAGTTCTCCTGAGCGGCAAAGCTGACGCCGTCGGGCATTACGAGCGGAACCATGCACAGAGCAAAGGTGTCTTTCTGGAAGCACAGGTTGGCCCAATGGGAGCCGAGCTGGGTGAGGCTGTCTTCATCATCTGGCAAGGCACTCATATTCAGTCGAGGCTCGAGCAGCTTCGAGGCTGCATAGAAGATCGTCGGCTTCTGTATGATGGTTATTTCATTACCGGAGCCGGTAACCTCAGTCGTCGACACGAACTGCTTCAGCTCTTCGACGGACGTCCCGGACACCGGATTGACCTTGTTGACCGTCGCGATCGTGAAGATATCACCGGCTGTAAGAACTACTGCATCAGCGGTGTTGTCAACATCGATGGTTGCTTGCTCGTTCACAGTCACGGTCTTCACCTTGGGTGCAGAACCAAACAGTCCAGCCGTATGGTACCGAATGTTCTGGTCCATATAGATGGACATACCGGCGACGGTCCCGAGGTAACCCTTCTGGACGATCGGACCAACCTTCTGAGGCAGGAACAAGCCCTTCAGACCATCGGCGAGCTTCCAATGAGACTTCGGAGTTAAGACCAGCCTACGATCGTTGACAGGGACTGCTTCATTGTCAAGGATTGTGGCTACGTCGCCAAGGTCCTCGAAGGTGGATGGAGTAGTGCCTGCGGTACCGGCTGCGTTGAAGATATGGACGTACTGGCCGGTGCCATCGTTGTCCACTTTGTTGGCAATCTGAATGACTGCCGGGCGGATGTAGCGTGCGGCATACTGCTCGATCTGCAAGGTCAGTTCCTGAGAGTTGAACTCCCATGCAATCTGAGCCTGAGTGTCAATCGTGATGGTTACGTACTCTTCGTTGACGGCCTGCAGAGAGATAGTCGCGCCGGTCGTGATGCCGAACTTCACTGGCTTACGGACTCTGAGACTTGCACCGATCTTCACGAACTCATTCTCGTAAATACGATGCACAATGTTGCCCATGACCATGTTATTCACGAGATGGGCCAGGGCTTCTCTCGCTATGATCGTGGGACTGAGAATTGAAGTATTAGCGGTTGTACCCATATTGTTTCTCCTACGTTATGCTGGCAGGATCCCCCTCTCCTTAATGTATTCTGGGAGAGTCATGTCCATCAGCTTCTTGGACGCCTCATCCCCGTCGCCTAGTTCGACGACCGGATCGGGAGCTCCTGATGGTTGTTTGTCTGTGCTGCGCGAGGTCGAACCAACGAGACGAGCTTCAATCCTTCCAAGCTCCATTGCAGTTGTCACGGGGTCCATTTTGGCTATCCGGTCGGCAACCTCAGGGTGCGAACCGAGATGATAAGCCAGCTTGTCTGCGTTCTCAGACCTCATTACCGCATCCTTCATTGCGGGAGTGAACACTTCATTGTTCAGTGCCACTTCGTCGAAGTCTTTATGTTCCTTGCGTCCGCGATTGAACTTTGCTTGCGCGTCGCGTTCCAGATTTGTGGCGGTCTGTTCTTCCTGGAGCCGTGATACTTCCTCTGCAACGGTGTCTCGAATGGTAGCAATATTCTTCTTGTCGGAATGAAGCGTCAGAGCTCGAATGAACTCGCCATGCGTGTCGAAATCGTCCTCGACCGGCTCTGCGCCCGTATCTTCTGGTGCACTAGCCCGTGCAGTAGTAAGTTTCTTCTCCAGCTCTTCAGCCTTCCTTTCAGCTCCATGCTGCTTTCTCATAGCCTTGTTAATTCTCTTTTGGACTCCATCAGGAATCTTCGGAGCAAGGGGGTGAGTGTCTGTGGGATCGGCCGGTGTCCCTGTGCTGCCATCTTCTGCGGCCGGAGTACCCGTAGCATCATCTGCAGCGGGCGTGGTCAGTTCGTCAGCCATTTCTGGCTCCTTTCGCCGTGTGATTGTCGGCACACGTACCTTAGCCGCGTGAGCCCCACGCGTAGGGTTAGGTGCTCAATTTGACCCCATTTGCTACCAGTAGGTCATAAACACCCCGGGCAACCTCATCCATAGCAGAGTTGAATTCTCGATGGGACATAATAAACACGTCCTCCTGATCCCAGTTCCTAAACTTCATTCCGCGACAGTCGAAGGTTGCTTCTGTCATTTCATGTAGCAGATGACATATCTGTTTGAAGTCTCCTTTTGCTCCTGTGTCGACTGTAATTTCCTGTATGTCACCACAGACGTACGATGAATATCCCGTGCTTCGTTTGCATATTTTGAATCTGTCTCCAGATGCATTATACTTCTTCGGTAGTCTGACCACTTTCAATCCCCTCTGATGGAGTGAGTTCAGCCATCTTCTCAGCTATCTCAAGTTCCTGGAGCTTGTTGCCAAGTTGTTTGCTCTCTACTTCAGCTACAATGCCCTCAAACTCCAGTTGTTTCATCTCCTGCTCTTCCTTCGACGGTCCTGAATCGTCCTCATTGGCTTCCGGAGGCAGCAGCAGCTTCAACCGGTCGGCTACCTCACGTGCCCTTGGCCAGTCCATCTCACCGACCACAATGTCTCCGATGAGGGCGAAGAGCTCAGGACTTGACTGAGCAAGCTTCAGCATTGCTTCGGCGGCTTCCTGACGGAGTGTGTTGTACGCCGGGCCAGTCTCGATCACGACGTCGTACTTGCCGACTGAGAGGTCGTTCACGATTATCTCTGCGCCGGACTCCGCGTCAATGCGCTTCTCATTCACCCGGACTGTCTGCTCTTTGCCGTCCTTTCCGACGATACGTAGGATGCGGTCCACATCATATATCTTCGGAATCATGTCGATGATGACTTTGGCAGAGTGTCGCTGAGCGCGGATTAGGTTGTCGATGAACGCGTACGTTGCGGTGTCGCCCTTCCGTTGTCTGGCGAGGATGGCACGGCCTGAAGTCTCATTCGAGGGGGCTCCAACCCCTGCGGCGTAGATTCCTGTGGTTGATTCAATATGCTGCGAGTTGATGTCTGAGCGTCGTTCCATGCCTGTAGGGATTGCGGCAGGAGACGTACGCTTCGGAGGCGGTGCCATACCATCATAATTGTATACTAAGTAAGGCATATTCTTTTCATGCGCGACATCCCATTCGGCCTCGTAACCGTCGATTTGATCAGCAGTGAGAATCCACGGTACCTTCGGAGCGAGCGCAACCACTTCGGTCGCCGAGCTTTCCCAGTAGTTGAGCATCCTCTGGGCGTCCTTCGCATGCCGAACCAGTCCACGGAGGATGCGCTCACCGGCTACGTTGATCTCTTTCCCCCACACAGGGATGATTCCGAAGTGCTTGCTCGGGAATTCAGTCGGCCCTTCGAGAATGTCCACGCCCGATATAATGTATTGGAAGACCCGGACGATTTCTGTGTCGCGTTCGGCAACGACAGTTGGCATGTCCATATCATCTGGAAGGCCATCTTCATCAAGTATATCTTCTAGATCCGGAGGAGGTACGTCGACAACCGACCCGTCGCTCAGGAGGTAGATGTGCACCTTCGTTCGGTGCTTAACCCAGTACTCCGCGATGCGGACCTGACCATGAGAACCACGCCAGTCCTGAGCTTCAGCCATTAAGTCGCCTTCCATTGAGGCATGCAACTTACCGGGATGGTCGCGCTCGAACGCCTCTCGTGTCCCCATCGAAGTGACAAACACGTAATCAGCGTCGGAGAAGTCCTTCTGTTTAGTGTTTGCGTCCCAGTATACAGTAAATTGATTATTGATTGGACTGAGGGTGATCTCCTGGTCGAAGCTGAGAGGATCGACGTATCGCGTCCCGACGCGCCAGAAGCCACGTCCGCAGACGACGGTCGATTCGAAGGCGGAGTTGTACACATCCTTCGCTTCATTATTCGACTCGATTGACCGGAAGACGCCCTCGAGAATCTCTGCGACTTCGGGGTCGCTCTTATCATCGACAGGCACAACGTGAATGCCCGGGTTGTTCTGCCTCTGATCGCCGACCACCTGATCGACTTTCTCAGGCAGCTTGTTGATCACTAGACAGGGTCGGTCAGTGCCCTTTCGCTTCTGTTCCATATCTGCAGGCCACTGGTCGCCGTCGAAGTATCGTACGTCTTCGAGCGCGAGCCTTACGCGAGGCCGATGTCGATCTTGCTGATCTTGTCCTCGTCGTTGAACCCGAGCGCGATCTTGATCGTCCCGAACGGGCTGCCCTCGCCGAGGATCTTGACGCTGTCGCCCT